GTTCCTGCTGTACTAGGCATTCCTCTAAAACGATAAGTATCTCCATTTGTTAAACCATGATTTGGTACATTAACATTTATATAAGCAGAGCCTGCACCATAAGTTGTAAAAGGATTAAAAGGCATTAACTGCGGAACAGCTGGGGCTATTCTCGAAGGTCTTGCATGTTGTAAACCTTGAGGATCAGCTCCTATTGGATGAGGTTTTAATTGAGGTTGTTTAATTTCAAATTCAGAATTATGCACCCATGCACCAGTCCATTCCTGTACCATTTCTCTATATGGAAATGCTACACCAGACCTGTCTGATATTGCAAGTGCTCTTCTACCTTTTGAAAATCTAGCCATTATTTTTTACCTTTTAGTGATTCTTTAATTTTAGTCTTTGCTTTTTCATATGCTATTTTTCCTGCAGTCACAGCTCCAGCGGCAACATACAATGGTTTATTAGTTGTTGGATTTACGAAGCTTTGTTTTACTACTTTTGCTTTCTTTGTAACTAATTTTGCTATTCCCATTCCTAATGTTTTAAGTGTCATTTTTTCCTCCTATATGTTTGGGTAGTAATTCTTCGGAGTTATATAAGTACTAGCTGAAGAACCATCTTCTGCTAATGCCCGTGTTAACTCGTCTTCATACAACAATTTCATTTGTTGTACTAATTGTGGGTTAAATTTTTGTGATAAATAAAATGCAAGTCCTGAAACCATACAAGGTACAAATCTGTATGGAATATCTGTTGCGTCTGTATAAGTTGCATCTGCATCTTGCACTCTTTTTACATAATAAAAATGTAAGTCTTTAGATGCATTAGATGAATCTGCTGTTGGATAAACGGTTAAAGTTGTTTTGTCCGCGAATCGTTGAACAAAATATTGTGATGGAGTTCCTTTAGAAAGTTTACTTGATAATGCTGAATAAGCAGATCTAGCTATTTTTGTAAGAGCAGAATCAGATTGATCTGTTGCTGTTCTGTCGGATCTAAGTGTTGCTTCAAGAATATCTGCTACTCCATAAACACTTGATGAAGCGTTAGTTGAAGAACTTGTACCAACACCTGATGCTCTATAAAAAGTATATTCCGCTTGTCCTTCAATAAGATCAATATTAGTTTCTGCTACTTCCCAGTAGTGCAAACCTCTATTGCCCCATTCTTGAAAAAGAATATTTAAAGATCGTCTTGCTGTTTTTAATTGATATCCAGAAGTTACTTGTGAACCTATACGCTCATAAGCTTCATTGATAATTTCATCAACAGCAAATGTTTTGTCGAACGTTACTGTTCCGGAAGTAGTATTAGCCATATGCTACCTCCTAATATAGCTTCTTAAATTCTGCTACAATTGTATACATGTTTCCAGCATCAGCGGCACCTGGAACTACAAGGTTTACATCACTTTCATTTGTATTACTAGATTTATCTGCTGGTATTCCACCAAACTCTCTAAAGTCCCAATAACCTGTTCCTGTTAAACCAAGTAAAGGTCTATCACCGTCTGAATCTTCAAAATCTAAACGAGCGTGTGAGTCACCGCCATCTCCAGTATCACATGAAAACCAAATTCTTTGCAAAGCTCCGAGTTGTGCAACACCTGCTACAGTACGTGCTGAAGAGTCAAAAAATACCGTAGAGCCACTGTTACCGTCTGATTCTATAACTATTTTTATTACTACTCGTTTATCGTTTTCTTGTAGAACTTCTGGTCCTGTTATTGTATTTGCCATAATCCCTCCTTAATCAAGATTACTAGATGGGGCCGAAGCCCCATCATATTTTATTTATTAGCCGTTATTGTAATCAAAAGCTGCGCCAGTGATCTTAATAACTAATTTACCTGCTGTGTAAGCTGCTTCAGTAGCATCTCCAGTAGTCAAGTAAAGATATTTTAGTGAAAGTGCTGCAAGTGTTGCTCCACCATCAGCAGAAACATACATACCTAAAGTTAAATCACCATTATTAAGTAGAACTGTTGGAGTTGATACCGCTGCATTTTCTGCATCAGTAGCTGTAGCTGAACAAACTAGATTGATATCTACATCGCCAGCTGTTGGTAATTCAAGACAGCTCATTTCAATGCTGTATGGAATACCGTTTACACCTGTTGTTAGTTCTGCGATGTAAGCATTAGCTGCTCCACCGTCAGTACCAATAATATCATCAGCTGAACCGCCAGCTGCTAATCCACCATGTAAGTCAATTAGAATAGTCGTGCAAGTGTCACCACCGATTTTATTGACAAATGTGTTAATTGCATCATCAGCAATTCCTGATCCATGCGCATTAGGTGTAATTTTGAAAATAGTTGCTGCTGTACCTAAACTTCCATTGTTAGTACCTGTTGAAGTACCTGCTGCTACAATGTTGTTTCCAGTGCTAGCAACTTTTTCTACTTCCATACCACCCGCTGCTTTTATAACAGCGTAATCTACAAATGCTCCTGTAGTTGTGTTCTTAGTTGTTGCCTTAATGTCACCGTCTGAACGGACTGTTCCATTAAATGTTGTTGTTGCCATAATTATAATCCTCCTAGTTTGCGAACGCAGTCTCTAGGCCGTCGACTATACGCGTCTACGTTCTATTAATTGTATAGTGATTTTTTATAGCTCTTTTTTAAAAAAAGTGCAAGGTATCCCTGTAGAAATGTATGATTTTTGATAGCGCTTAAGTGGCTATCGAAACTTCGGCCTTGACGCTGTTTACTTTGGTTTGAAGCGTTTGTTCTTCAAACTCTTTGGCAATGATCTCTTTAACAATTTCCTGACTTTTCTTGTCAATATAGGACATGTTAATATTATACTTGCCCTCCTTCAGGTGCTCTTGTTGCCACTCTAGTTCCAAGGACCTCTTTGTAGTGTATAGGTCTTCGGTCATCTGTAACCTCCTCATAGGTTATCCATTTACGATCTTTCCTCGTAAATCCATTAGATTCGAACTTTACCTCATTTTTTCCCAGCTTGTCAAGGATTGATTTCTCAATACCTTCAGCTGTATCTTCGGCTGAAACATTAAAATCAGCAGAATAGCCGTAAGCAAGAATCTGTACACGGAAGTTTTTCATAGTGAATTTCTATCTTTATAAAGTAAATAGGGCGGTTTTGAGGCCGCCCCATTAATTTTCTTTAAGTATTACGCACCTTCAACGCCGAAGATACCTCTAGGGTCAGATACGCCAAAAACGTATCTTGCTCTAGCTTTGTATCTAACGTTGCCAGTAGTGAAATCGCCTTCCATTTTAGTAGTCAATGGAGCGCGATCAAAGTGTTTCATCCCATTAGGGACATCTGTGATTATGTACCAAGAATCAGTATCTGTTAGGTAGTTGTTCACTCTATAACCTGAGGGAATCATACCTAAAGATTTGATTGCATTGATATCATTATCAGCAGTTCCAACTCTACCTTGAGATTTAAATAATCTCTCAGCAGTGAACTGATTAGCAGATGGGACAATCATCTTCACACCTTTAGCAGCGATTTTTAAACCTCTTTCATCAGTTAGCGCAGCGATATCAATTAACGCTTGCTCTAATGAAGTTTCGTTTAAGTCTGCTTGAGTAGTTAGAGTATTTGAAAATACTCCAGCTATCGTTGGGTGAGATGTACTAAACAATGAAACCGCATCTCCTGAATCATAGTTATCTGTAGAAGGTAACCCTTGAATCAGAGGAAATACTGATTTTACTTGTTTAGTGTTTGCCATCGATCTTGCTAGTGCTTTTGTATAACGAGAAGAGAGTTTGTCGTATAGGTTATCTTCAATAGCTTCCTCAGTGATTGCAAAAGCGAGAGCAATTGTCTCGTTAGTGTATCTTGCTGTGAAAGTTTCTTCCGCTTGATCAAAAGCAACCCCAGATCCTTCTGGTTTTACTGATGCGTTAGCGAAACCCGACAACATAACTTCTTCTTCAAAAGCTCTGTCAGATGACTCTGTAGTATAAATTTCAGCGGACTGATTTTCATACTGTTTGTATTCCAGGCCAAATAGTGCATTTAAACCTGGTTCTAGTTCTTTAACTAGCTGATTACGTGATATTGCCATGTTTTATGCTCCTTATATACCAGCCACGTTATTACCGAGGATATGTGCATTAATCATTACTCTATACACACAACCAGCGACAGACGTGTCTTGGTT